GGACTGTTTCTTCGTCCAGTTTTGCCAAATGACTTTGACTTCCTTTAACTTGTCGATTTTTATTTACCATATCTTGTGAGTTTTCTTTATGTGTTCCAATTTTTAAATGACTAGGATTTACACATGATGGATTATCACAAGTGTGACGAACAACGTCTCCAGGCTTCGCATTAACAGCAGCACGATGCGCATAGCTCCATTTATTTTGAAACCACGTAATTCCATAGCCTGCTTTGTTTTTAGCTCCTTGCCATAAGCTACATTTACTTTGTTCCTGCATTAAATCCTTTACCCTCTAGTGTTGAAATTACCCGTCCTAAATCTCGTTTCATATCTGAGTAGGACGCAAACAAATGTACTACCTCCCAATCTAGATGGGATTTATCTAGTTCCGTTAATTCGCCAGCATTCTTATACAGCATTAAATAATGCTGGACTTCTTTAATATCAGCTTCTAGTGAAGACTGCATTGAATGTAAATACTCAAGAAACTCGCTTTTTGTCATAACCATAGTCTTTGATTTCCTCTTCAGCTTCTTTTTCATCTTGCAAGCGGAGACGATAACGAATCCGCTTGTGATGATTTTTAGATAGGTCTTCGGATTTCTCTTCTTTATTCTTGAATTTCTTTGTAGATGAATTCGATGCGTTCATTAATCTTCTCTAGGAATGCGTCAACCAGTTCTTCACTGGAAATCTCTAGTAGTTCGAGTAGCAGTACCTCGTCTGTTTGTTTTAGTTTGTTAATCAGCTCTAATTTGTTCACCGCTCATCACCACTCCCGACAATTAGATTACGCACTTGGCGAGATTCTAGTTTGTCAATATTACTCTGTGCAATTTCTGATAGCTTCCATCCATTATCGAAAGCAATCTGACTTAGATACCACAGCACATCACCAAGTTCTTTATGTAGCTTAGTCATCGCTACATCTGGGTTGTAATCACCCCGTAGAAGGCGTTTAAACACCCCTGCAACCTCTCCTGACTCCTCTAGTAGGCCAAACACCCGTTCTTCGGGAGAGGCTTGTGGCATGACATACTTAAACGCATGCATCTGATAATCATCTAGTAACATTACTTAGTACCCTTCGCTGTTTCTACTTCTATGAATTTTTCTAGGAAATGAATTGCCTTACGAATGTCTTCTAGTCCACCCTTATCTCGCCATCTTGCGATGTATTTAAGGGCTGTACCATCTAAGTACCCTAGGTTCCACGCTACAATTACATCCCAAGGCTGTAGATCACCATACTTCTTGTAATGATTTCCACCGAATTGAAGGTCGTTTGCTTTCATGCCCATTCTGTCACAAATAATGTAGATTCTTTATATCTCGGATTAATTTCTACTAAAATACGCTTTACCAGAGCACGATATTCCATTTCATTGGGTTTTAACTTAACATCTTTTAATCCAAACCAAGTTGAGCCACCACGTCGCATGCAGTCTTTTACTAGTAGATTTAAAGCATCTTCAAGTATTCTAGCTTCTTCTTCTCGCTCAATAACAAGTGTTATTGGTTGAAATGCTCGACTAATTCGCATACTTACGCTCCAAAAATCCTAGTGGAACTTGTACCAAATCAAATTGACCATCTTCCACATTATGTAACATTAAACATCCTCGCCAATGGTTATTGCCTTGTGGACCCATATAATCTTCATCATGCTCGTAGCAGGAGCCAGCAATGATGGAGGTTAGACGTTTTCCATCGGCACGATAACCTGTTGCTACTTGGAATCCTTGTTGGTGTCCAGCGATACAGGACATGTGTTTTCTTGCCAATTGCGCTTGCGCCGAAACACAAGGCTTCCCAAGTACCCCACTGGTAAAGTAGTGAGAGTAAGCGACACCATCAATAACAACGACATCAAGGAACTCATGAACTTCCCAACCGTATTCCTCATACTTTAGATCGGTAATTCCAATTGTACCATCAAGTTTGGGGTCGTTGTTTGTTGCTTTATTGATACGTTGCTCATGATTTCCAAGAGTAAGTACAAGTCTTGGGGAGTAGCGTTCTCGATGACCTCTCTTAGCTTTTGCATTATATTCCCAGATAGGCGATAGTAGGTGTTCCATAGCACTGTGGGCTGATTGGATATCATCTCTATACCGTCTGCCTTCAAACGATTTAGTGCCGACGTCGTAGCTTGAGAGGCTAGGCATGTCTGCAAAGTCACCAAGGCAGACAATAACTTCTGGTCTTTTGTCCACAGCATATTGGCCGACTCTCTGTAAATACTTTGTGTCATGATTTGGTTTTGCTTGAATGTCCGGAATTACTAGGTGCTTAGTCATTCAGCTCCATTTCCTCATCTTTACTATTACCAACAGCAACTTGCACTGTATTCCCCATAGCTAGCATAAAGTTAATTGCAAATTGCAATAGGGTTTGTGCCTCTTCTGGAGATACCATCTGTGTTAGCTTGATAGAGCCATCTTCGTTGAATACTGGTACTTCAATAATCTTCATTTTATACTCTTATTGTAATTGTTACGAATACGCCATAATTCTGTCGCTTGACAGACGTGTCCATGTTGACCAAAAATATCTGATAAACCGCTTGAACTTAAAAGAACCTCTATTAATTCGGGATTTTCTTTAATATATAAATCCCATAATTCACTGTACATAGTGCGGAGTTCTTCTTGATTTACGGCTTTGTGCCCTTTTGCTTCTTTCCATGTGAGACCGGGGCCGCGCCCATCTGAAAGAACTTTTGCTCCTTGATAAAGTTCTTCAATAGATTTTCCGTTAAACTTATTGAGTTTTGCATAAAAAGCACTAAAACGCTTGTCACCTTTTGAGGAACATTCTAAAAAGGGAGGGTTACCATGAGATATCATCGCTGTTTCTTTTCCTTATTGCTTTTGATTTTATGACAAGCTTTACATAGAAGCTGGTAGTTTTCTTTAGGGCTAAAGAGCCTAGCGATAAAGGTGTTCCAGTCAATAAACCCAACCTTTGGGTCTACTACGGGAGAAATGTGATCTACTTCAACTTCTTTGTTCGTGGATTCTTTTTCACATGAAGCGCACGAATAAAATTGCGCAACACGACCTGAGGATGGATTAACTTTCTTTTCTGTCTTGGCTTCGTTCTTGACTTCGTATTTAAAGGGCCATCGTTTGTGTCCTGCTCGGAGCACGCCGACGATGAACCCTTGCAATCGCCCTTCAGACCACGATTCGGGTCTTCCAGGGCTCGTGGGATTACCTTCTGTCCAGCCATCAGGGATACAGGGTGTCTCAACTTTCTTTCTTGGCAAACATTGACCTCCAACTGTCGTTAGGCTTACGCCAGATGTATATACAAGCAGCGTTTAGTTCCAATTCTTCTTCGCAACTAAAGCAATTTCTAACAGCGTCACTCCATCCTGCTCTGTCTGTCGATGATAAAATAGACTCCGCTTTCTTTGGACCGATTCCAACAACACCCTTGATGTTGTCGGTGTTGTCTCCAACAAGAAGCTGATAAAAGAAATAACGATCCGCTTCTTCAGGTGTGACAAAGTATGTCTTACGCTCTCGAATAACTTTACCAAGTCTTGTCAACTCCCAATTGTAGTGCCATCCGGCAATCTGATTAATATCTTTATCTAGATGGCACAAGATGGTATCTTCTGTTTGTTGAATGCCAAGCATATCATCAGCTTCAATACCATCTGTCCAGTTAGCTTGCCAATGCTCTGTTAAGAAATCCTTTACGGCCTTTTCGTGTTTTGGACGAGTTGCATCAAGTCTATTGGCTTTGTATTCAGGATAGATTGAATAACGAAAATTCTTTCCTCCACTGAGCCACAATTCATAAGAACTTGCTCCACTATGGTGAAGTATATTTTCCACCATGTCGTTAGCTCTTGCGTATGCAATACCGACATCTGAGTCCTCTGCACTAGCAGCACAAGCGAACGCTAGGTTATCTGCATCAATTAAAGCTTTCACAAATCCCATTCTCTATTAGCAAACACAATAGAATCAATAATTTCTTGATCTCCAATATGTGATGCCACAGTTACATCATCTAAGAATGATTTGCAAAATTCAAATAAAAGTCCATGTTGTGAAGCATACCTAAGAGCTTTAATGTATACTTCAATCGTTTCGTCTTTCATAGTTTTAGAGTACTTACTCCACCTTCTTCATTACTGTAAATGACATTAGTAATACCCACAGCACGGCACAGATTATGGCAATCCACACATGGTTTTGCCATACCCACAGCGCCGCCACGAGTGAAGCGAGTAACATAAAGAGTAGAGCCCACAAGGTCGTTTTGATGACCGCTTTTAAGTAGTTTAATGATAGCACTTGCTTCAGCATGGAGGGTGTGCTTTCCTGTAAGTTTTGAGTATCTGACTTCATTATATCCAGTAGATAAGATTCTATGTCCCTTGACAACAACGGCACCCAATCGGTGCCGCTTGAATGTTGATTGCTTGGCAACCTTAGCTGCCATTCTAATACTCATCTTCTCTTTCTCTAGTCTTGGAAGCTAGGGTGATACGTACATTACTCATACCATCCCCAGCTTTAATCTTCTTTATCTTGACACGGTAACCATGGAAGTAAGCCCAAGCTTTAGCTGCATGTTTAATGCGGTCACAGTCTAAATCATTCATTGGGAATGTCTCAACATAATCTCCAATGCGCTTTAGATACTCTGTGAAGCCATACTTGGACTTAGGAAACTCCTTAGTTAGCTCCGTCCATCGAACCCACTTCTTCAGAGTCGTTTCCATATACGAAGTCTACAAACTGTTGTGCAATATCAAGAATATCTCCTACAGTGTAGGGTTCAACACCATCTCGCTGACTATACTTAACAAACTCAATAGCATTACTAATGCTAGATTGCTTGATGATGTATAGTTGCTTTACCTTCCGTTCATCAGCAGTCTCATAATTACTACCCACTACCTTACCACCATTAGGTGCCTTAGCACTTGGAGTAGAGTCCTTATCAACACGAGTGGCAGCAGACCAGTTCCAGTACTCACCTTCCTTAACGACCTTAATCTCAAACTTATCACCTTGCGAAGCATCCTTTAGGGCTTCAAACACGGCAGGATTTGAGAATGACATTAGAGGCTTGGTACGGTTTTCACCCTTTTCATCGGTGTATACAACTGTAGCCTTGGTGTAGCCTGATCGGCCCTTCTTGATATACTCCGTAGTTACTTCTTGAATCGTGATTTGTGACATTATAGTTCTTCAATCCATTTAACATTTGCGGAATTAATAAACGCTTTCTTCCCGTTTTCTTTTTCTGCCACAATCCACTCTTTATGGTCATACTTTACAACAACCATCTTTTTATACGAACCATTCATAAATGCAAATAGAAGCTCTCGCTTCTCGTTTAAATTTTGGGCCATCTTTGTCCTTTATTTAGTTTAATTAAACTTGTATTCTACCATATCTGCTTTGTTAGGGCCTACTTGAATTTCACACCAGATTGGCAGAGAGAAGTCATAGTCAAACCACTCTTTACACAGCCTTGGTGTTGCTTCAATAGACTCTCGCAACATAGACACTATATTGTACACTACTTTATCATCATTGTCAACATCCACGACTAAAGAATCGTGAATAGTCTGAATGAACTTTGCTGGCAACCCAGATGCTTGTAGGCGTTGCCAAAACTCTACTCTAGCTAACTTGACTAACTCTGCACCGAAACCTTGAACTGGATAGTTCTTGATAGTGGTAAGGGGCCATTGATATCCGAAGCCAGATTTCTTTGGTGCATACTCGTAGATACGTCCAGATGGAATTTCAAGGTAACCCTCACGCTTGACGAAGTTAATAATGTTGCTGTGCCACTTGGCAATACCATCATACTTGTTATAGAACTCATCAATTACCTTTTGCCATTGCTTTTCGTTAAAACCGACTCCAATAAAGTCTGTATCTGTCGAATATCCATAAGCTGTTGCTCCGTAAAGCAGTTTAAAGATGAATCTCTTCGCAGTGACGCGATCAGGTAGGTTAAAGCGTCCTTGGTTGAGCGCATGGAGGTCAAGGCGGTCTGTAAGTTCTCGTTTAAGAACTTTGTCATCTGACAAGTCTGCCGCGACGAACACCTCCAAACTTTTTACGTCCCCGTTTATTAACATGGGTCCGGATCGTAGTAAGTGCCAACATCGAAAAGCTGAAATACACGATACTCTTCTCCAGTTAATTTTGAAATTCTGCGGGCGTGATTATAGGCATCTTTTGCATTTGCTGTAAATATTGTTTGATTGACTTCCATATATGAACTAATTTGTTTTGAAGGTAAGCAATACTTTGCAATAACGTAATTAATCATATCTACTCACAAATAATTCATCTACTTCAGGAGGTTGGTTTTGCATATTAGGTTGACTAGAGCTAAGGCGCCCAGTAATCACAACATTCTGGTTGTATTGTGGATGAATCATATTATCTTCCCATTGCTTCTCTACTATCTTGTTAATGATGCCTTGAACCATTTCGGCCACCTTAGTCTTATCTGCCCTTTCATGTAGGAGTTGAAGAATCTCCTTGTTGTCTTTATCTCGGGACTTGAGTTGTAAGAGCGTAGGGCCATCCGTCTGGTAAAACCTAGTCTTCGCCATCGGGTCATCCTTAGTCTTCGCAACTTCAGTTCCCTCAAGTGGCTTAAATCGCTGTGGGAATGGAACTGATTTAATTCCCCAGCGGTTATACGGTTCCCCAGCACGTAGTCCCGTCTTGTACGTAAGTACCTCTGATACATACTTGAACTCTATTGTGCCTCCGTACAAGAAGGCACTTAGATGGTCACCAGAATCCCAATTAAAACACCTCCGAGAGCCGTCGCGATCCCCGATAGGAATATCACTAGGAAGGCATTTATCCAGCCTATCGTGAATAAGCTTAAGTTCATGTGAGAGTCCTTGAAGCTTCTCTTGAGCCTTACCCATATCGAATTTGATTCCGTTGTACTCTGCATCGGCAAGGGCTTTGAGGTCCTCTCCTTCGAGCCACACAAGTTTTCTTTGTTTAGGTGTGAGCAAGGAATATTGCGCGCTAAACAACTCAGGCAGCGGTTGTACATCCCCAATCCCTCGTCGTTCGAGGACACCCACCGGAATTTGATCGGTGTCCACTCCAGCGTTCCAGTAGTCTTCAATTTCATGAGATTTCTTGCCGTCCATTCCATAGGACTGATAGGTGTCTTCGAGACTAGCAAATCTGTTCTTTTGTCCACTTAAAATAAACTCCCCTAATTGTAAGTCCCATACTTTTACGTCGGGATATGGAATAACGCCCAAGTTCCGAAGCCAGTGGAGATCAAACTTAATGTTAAACCCACACAAAATCGTGTTAGGTCGAACAAGTTCAAGAATTGTAGACCGGAAGTTAGTATCAGTAAAATGCCTAAAACTCGTAATACCATCGATGTGATAAACATAACTTACGAGTTTGTTTCTAGGGTCAAACGGGTGACCACGATTATACGTCGTTTTCTCAACGTCAAGGAATAGAATTTCATTAATTAAACTTAATAATGTCTTTGTATCTGGCGAGTTGTGGTTCAATCAATACCTCGAATTTCCCATGTCTAAGATCAGGAATACTATCCGCATCACCAAGTAACTTGTTCTTTGAGATACTTAAGAAACGGGAGTACTCTAGATTTTGATCGTGAGTCTTACCAATACCTAGGATAAAGTCTGCCTCAGCTTGTACAGCCGTCTTTGCATTGGCAACGTGTTCCATAGTAAGGTAACGTACTCCTTCTGCTGTGCCGTCAGCTTGTGATACTCCGATGGATGCGTGATTTCCTTTAGCAAGTTCACGAGCCCATTGAAACTTCGCTCCGAGTTCAAGATCATTTCTGTCTGCATTAAATCCTTGAACTTTTGTGAGTTGGTCATAAATCACCACGTCCGGTTTAATCTGATTAATGATTGTTTCAACATCTCGTCGATGTATTGTCGCTGCGTCATAGAGTCGAAGATTATCGCCGGTTCGTTCTTGGAACTCTGCTCGGAATCGCTTTGGATTGGACAATAGCTTGTCGAGTTCAATTCCGAAGAAGGCTTGGTAGACTCGGAGCATGACTTTGTATCCTTGCTCCTCATTGTTGAACCAAACGACTTTGGCTCCTTGCTCAAGGAATCTAGTTGTTTCTGAAGCGAGGAACGTTGTCTTTCCAGTCTCTGGACGTGCGAAGATAAATCCGAAATCGCCACGTCTAAGGCTTCCAATCGATTTGTTAAGACAATCCAGTCGCCATCTGACTCCGGTTTCTGCATGGACATTTGCAACGATATCCTCTAGATTGGTACTTACTTCTTCTAGTGGGAGGTCAACTTGATGATCGACCTTCTTGAAATTCTCTTGGTAGTACGTTTCAAGTTCATCAACTGTGATGTGCCCTTGTCCTAGCTTATATGCCATCTCAGACAGCTTTAAAGCCTCTTGGCGGAGCTTAACATCACGGATGATACCCTGACCTACCTCATCCGAGATTTCCACGGCAGACAAGGTTTTAAGCATGTTGCCGTAGATAACCTTGTCGGCCTCTGGATACTTGAACCAGAAGGCAGTTGACAACTCATCAAAAGAAATATCCCTTTCGGGATATTGATTATGGAGATCAATTAGTGTTACATAAAAATAACTTAATTCTCTATAAGTTTCTTTAATGTATTTAATATCTATTTTATCTTTATAGATATTATAATTATATTTACTTAGTAATAGTATTAATAGATTATATTCTGGTATATTAATTATATTCTCCTTATATATACATTAACTACTATTATACATCAACTTTGCCATCTTGTCAAGTCCCTAGCGCATCTTTTTTGCGCTGACCTTCCATCTCTTGCTCAGGGATGGTTGTCAACCCCTTACAAACCACTACTTGACCAGCTTCATTCCAGATGTACCCACCAACTTGGAAGCATTGTTGATGGTATAAATTAATCCCATTTAATGTCCCAGCATCGTATGCCTTGGTTGTGGTGATGTATCCCACCCCTAAACATACCGCTAGGAGGGCCGCAAAGGCCCCTAGAACGAGTTTTCTAGACCACATGGCTACCACCCTACGCTGGTACAAATCCAAGCGCCCTTAACGGGGCTTGGTTGACATATTGTTGGGAGATGACTTGAACAAAAATTTCCCACACATATTCTTGATTTGCATGGTCAAACTCTAAACCCATGTCGTCATTACCCCAGACGCAACAACGATAAGTTCCATCAGACAAAGGAAGATAAGAAACTTGAACTAGATCAGAAACTCTAGCATCGCCTCGAATTTTGTAATTTCCATACCATTCATCTTGGGTTTCACAAAACACTGAAATATTAATCATTTTTATTCTCCAATAAAGCTGCAAAAGACACAGGATAAATCGGCATTAATTGATTATAAATCATTTTAGCGACTTCTTGCGTTTCTTGTTGAGCATGACTATCCAGACGTAACTTACAAACTCTAGCAAAGGCAGCTAGACTACCAGACCAAATCCACTCGGTCATGGTGTTCTGAGGTAGTACCATACGGGCTTGTTCTGGGGCTACCCCTCCAGCAAGCATATTATTGTATAATTCTAAACAATTCATTGTAATTAAATCGGCATATATATCTGGATCGAATTGATTATTATAGTCACCCCATAAATCTTCGGTTTGTGGGGTAGCATAAATCTTTGCGTCGTTCAGGATTAAGGCTCCGATATTCGTCGCTAGGCAGTTGGTCAAACATCAAGTGGGCCTTGCTTGGAATGAGGTGTCGCGTCGATATGTAGATGATGAGCCTGAATTCTGGTTCCCTAAGGAATGGCGTGGTAAGCCTGAGAATGCAAAGCAAGGAAGTTCTAATTACACCTT